ACTTTTTTCTGAGGGTACTTATATCATCGTAACGGAGTATTTTCAAATTTGAACTGGAAAAATGTTTTGTGCGTTTCACCTTATTTGGCAAAATAGGTACCCCACTCATCCAATCGGTTATAATCGTTCAACAGTTTGGTGAATCCACAATCTTTGCATAACTTTCTCAATAAAGATACATCAAAACAGGATTTATCTATCTCATATTTCTTGGTTCCTGGAAGTGGGATTTTAACAAGCCATTCATTCCGTTTGATAATATCAGCTCCTGCTTCAATATCTCTATATTTTACTGACTTCGGTTTTAATTGCCCTAAAAGATATTTGATAGCAGTAGTCTCTCCAACTCCTTTAATTCCAGGGACTGTATCCGATGTACATCCTGCAATTTGTTTCACCTTAACCCACTCCTTTGGAGTGATGCCATATTTTTCAATGAACGTCTGTCTTGTGATATGTTTGATCTCTGTACTTTTAGGCATAGAGTACATATCTGTATAATCCAACAATTGATATAAATCCTGATCACCTGAGGCTGTGATAAATTTATGGTTAGGTTCTTCCATCACCAGTTTACCTATCAGATCATCAGCTTCGTATCCAGATTGAATATGATTGTTACAAAATCCTAACTCCGGCAAGATATGACACCGGAGTTGGGAAAATTGAGAAAAAGCTGCAATCAAATCAGGATCAGGATCTTCATTGTGTCCTCGATTCTTATAGAAAGGGTACCGTTTCCGACGTTTGGATTTCCTACTATCCCAGATAAAAACAACCTCATCAGGACGAGTTACTCTTCCCAGGGTGAATAACTGATTTAAAAACCCGTAGATAATACCGGTAGGTTTCCCGTGATATGATAGGGTTCCAGTGGTATATCGGGCCCTATGGCATAGATAATTAGAATCAATTATAAGTATTCGCATATCATCTCTTTTTTGGTTTGCGCTCAATCTCAAACTGGGATTCAATATCTTCCCAAAGATCGATTACCTGTTCTCGCAAATCCTCCTCCAATCCATGTTTTTCCACATAAGCAATTGCATTTGCCATTGAAACTCCTGCTTTTTCATCCCCTACTGTATAGGTTGTTGCTTTGGTCATCTGTTTAACGAATTGGAGATTGGCACGGATATCATCGATTCCATAATCAAACATAATAAATACTGATGCTTGCCTATACGGTTTCCATACCGATGATTTAAACACCTCAATAGATGTTTCTATACCAATAACTCGGTTAATTTTCTTTCCATTGATTGTCTTTTCATCCTTGATTTTAGAAGCGCCTATACACCGTAACCGCAAACTGGCGTAGAAAGGCAAGGCTTCTCCTCCTGGACTTTTGTATTTCAATCCGTATGGGCCTGCATCTGAATTCTGCCGTACTTGATTAGAACAAACCATCAAAATATTATTCTTGGTTAGAATGCGGCAAGTTTTTCGGCATTCCTCACTAAATTCCTTTGCCCGCCGCATTCCCATCTTATCGCCTTCCTCCTTGCTCATCTCCATATCAGTAGATAAAGCTGCTAAGGAGTCTGCAAATACTCCATTGATTTGAGCACTATTCTTAGGTTCCCATTTTCGAACAGATTTGAAAACTTCCGGAATTAAATCTGGAGTTGTGTAATCTTCATCCTCCAAATCCAAATCGAATATCTGAGCAAACTGTTTGTTCAACCGAGCTTCTGGATCATTGAATTTGATTTCACCTCCTTGCCGCTGAACAGCTCCCGCCATTTCACATAATAAAACAGTTTTGCCAACACCTGAAGGCCCGAAAATTTCAACCAAAATCCCTCCAGGAACACCTCCTCCACGAATTCTTCCTCCCGCTATTGCCAAATCAAGTAAGGTAGATCCTGTAGAGATGAAAGTTTCAGAACCTTGGTATTTTTTCCTTTCCGGCAAACCTCTCTTTTTATTTTCTACCTGCTTCGTTAATTTCGATTTTAAATCAGTGCGTACCATCAATTTTATAAATCCTCCTCATTATTTTCCCTCACCAATTCCAAATGTTTGAGAATCTGCTCAATTACATTGTTTGGAATATTTCTCTTTGTTAGTATTGCTCTAACTTCTCGTTGGAATTCTCGATATCTGATTAATATGTCAGAAGAGGTTTTCCACCCTTCTCTTTCCATATTATCCTCCAGCTGCATTTCCCACTCTACATGAGCTGAGCAAACAAGAGAGTCAATAATTTCATCCATAGGTAATTCTTTTTCAATAAACTGCTCAATCAATCCTCGAATAATATCTGATGAGGTTGTATTTTTGTAAAGTGCGAATAAACTAATGTAATCTGCGTATTGGGAAGGGACGTAAGCCCCTATTAATTTCGTCCCTCCCGATTTAGGCCAAAAAATTTTAAAGGGAAAAGGAGCTTGTTTATTGGTTATCTCCTTTTCCCTTTTTATCTTCTTTCCCTTTTGAGGCTCCTTCTTATTAATTGTTCTCCTTTACTTCAATGCAATCGTCCCATACATCGCATTCATCGCATTCATCGTACTCATCGGTATCGATGCCAAACCGATGGCCATATGGACAACGATTTGCTTCTTCTTTCGGTTTCTTCGGTTTTACCTTCGGTTTGGTTTTCTTCGGTTTTGCCGAATCCTTCATACAAGATCCTTGACATTCTTGGCATACTTCTCCGTTGGAATCTACTCCTTCACCTTCACAAGCTGGGCAGATCGTATCATCCTTCGGCACTTCTTCCTGTTTCGGTTTTGCCGTCTTTTTCTTTCTCCTTACTACTTTTGCAGGAGCTGGTTTACTTTCTTCTTCAGAAGTCTGCTCATCCTCAGATTCCATTTCGTGGAAGATGGATTCAATTTCTTTGTAGGTGAGTCTCTCCAAACAATCATCCAGGCGAGGCAAATCATCCAAGATCGAATCATCATATGTAGAATCACGTTCTTCGAAATCAATGCGGGATGTTTTCGCGAATGAATTGTTCATAAACTTCTCTTCACTGAACCGAATTCGCAAAGACAACCCATCTTCTATATCTGGAAATACGCAATACTCCTCATTTTCATCTAACTCCTCATTCAAAGCTTCCTGGAACAAGAACTGGCTAATATCCCAGATATGAATCTCTTCTTTGTAATCTTTCATCCCCAGAGGAATAACGAAATACAGATTACGTAAGCTGGGTTTCAAATCTCGAACTTCATCATACTCGGCACCATCTTTCAATTTGGCTGCTTTGTATTCACAGATTGGACACGGTTTTCCCCAAGTAGAAGGACATACTATCGATTTGTTTTCAGACCCGATATTTCTGTGCAATCGATAAGGCTTCTTGTACCATAGATCGGTATCTTCATCACCAGGAATGGCAATTCCCATCTCGACATCTCTATCCATATGATGTTCATCAGTGACTACGTAAGGTATAAAATCCAGGGTAGCTCTCCCTCCCGGCTCCTCCTTGAAGATACTAACATTCTTAGGCAATTTCAAATGTCCGTAATTTGTTCCAGCAGTCTTCTGTTTCTGAGTATTTTTTGCCACTTTACCACGAAATTTACTTTTTTTAGTTCTCGCCATTTTCATACTCCTTAAATTGTCGTTTTGCTGTTAACATTCCAAGTACAACACATTTACTGATTAAATACCCCAAAAAAGGTAATAGAATAAAACTGCATCCTATAAGCGCTATGATATCAAAGATTTGCGTCCAGTTTATCATTTCTTCCTTTTTAAAAGCACCTTTTTATTTGTTTGTTTCTGAGCTTCTACTTTTTCCCATTCTTTCGATAAATCTCTGGGAATTGATGGACCTGCGAAATACTGTTGCCCGTGCAATCGAACCAAGTTTTCAAGGGCTGTTTTTTTCTGATCAATCGCACGGACGGCAACCATTGCTATATCATATTCATATTTCGCATTCAGATACTTGCTATTAGCATCTCTGTATTCTGGCTGGATTACAATAGTATTGAAAACTATTGTTTCTGTCAGCTTATTCAAATCGTAATTATCAGGAAAAGCCCGAATTTCTCTATCCAACTGTGCCTTAATTACATCCAATTCTTCTTTAGCATGATCCATGTCCAATTTCATCTGTGCGGCGTGTTTTCCATATTTAAGCATCAATACAGATTGCTTTAGCCATTCTACATCCAATCCGTGTTCATCAATACTTGTATCTTTCTCGTAATCCATTTTTAACCTCCTCGTTTTTAATGTATTGATATATTATACCGATTCTAAGGTAAGTTCATTAGATTTTTAAAAATTATTCATAATCTCCACAAAC